ACTGAATTAATGCAAATGCTATCAGGAAAATTAGACACCGTGATTTCTGTACTAGAATCTGGTAATGATGTTTCTAGTAAGATTCTTAAGAGTTCACGTGTTTAAACTAAATACTGAGTAAAGAAAAAGGCCTATGTCATATAAAAAGAAATTCTTAAACAGAAGTGGTGTTTCCAGCCCTATCTCTGGTATCAATAGCAATAGTGGTGCTTGGAATAGCCAAGGCGTCTCATCCGACGGTTATAACAGCACTGAGTTTGGTTATAAGAACTATATGAGTAGACTTCCTGAAGTCTATACCGGTCATCCTAATCGTATTGAAAGATATAATCAGTATGAAATGATGGACGTTGATGCTGAAATCAATGCATGTTTAGATATCATTTCAGAATTCAGTACACAGAAAAACGAACACAATAAAACACCATTTAGTTTTGAATTCAAAGACGATCCTACTCCACATGAAGTAGAATTGTTAACTAAACAATTACAACAATGGTGTAAACTAAATGAATTTGACGTAAGAATCTTTAAGATTTTCCGTAATGTTATTAAGTACGGAGATCAAGTATTCGTGCGTGACCCAGAGAACTTCAAGTTATATTGGGTTGATATGGTCAAAGTTATTAAAGTTATTGTTAACGAAAGTGAGGGCAAGAAGCCTGAACAATACGTACTAAAAGACATTAACATTAACTTACAAAACTTAAGTGTTGCACAAAAAACAAATACTGATTTTGCCGCTAATCCTGCAACTGGATTAGGTGGCACCGGCGGTGGCACTAACACTCCATATACTGTTCCTGCTATGCCATATAATACATCAGGATCAAGATTTACTTTGGGCCAAAGTGAGAGTGCGATTGATGCAAAACATATCGTACACCTAAGTTTGACGGAAGGTTTAGACAGATTTTGGCCGTTCGGTCAATCAATCTTAGAGAACATTTTCAAAGTCTATAAGCAAAAAGAATTGCTTGAAGATGCTGTTCTTATCTATCGTGTACAACGTGCTCCTGAACGTAGAATGTTCAAGATTGACGTTGGTAACATGCCAAGTCACATGGCTATGGCATTCGTTGAACGTGTTAAGAATGAGATTCACCAGCGTAGAATCCCCTCAGTATATGGTGGTCAATCAATTGTTGACGCAACATATAATCCATTATCAATGAATGAAGATTACTTCTTCCCAGTTACGGCTGAAGGCAGAGGTTCAAGTGTTGAAGTATTACCAGGTGGTCAAAACTTAGGTGAAATTGATGACTTGAAATACTTCAATAACAGACTAGCACGTGGTCTACGTGTTCCGAGTTCATACTTGCCAACTGGTCCTGATGATAATACTACACCATTGAGTGATGGTCGTGTTGGTACTGCTATGATTCAAGAGTTTCGTTTCAATCAATACTGCGAACGATTGCAGAGTTATATTTCATTAAAACTAGACGAAGAATTTAAACTATTCTTGCGTTGGAGAGGTTTTAATATTGATACTGGATTGTTTTCATTACACTTCAACCCTCCGCAGAACTTTGCGGCATATCGTCAAAGTGAACTAGATACTGCACGTGTATCAACATTTGCAAGTATGGAAGCGTTTCCTTATATTTCAAAGCGTTTTGCACTAGAACGTTTCTTAGGCTTAACTGAAGAAGAAATTGCTAAGAACGAAAAACTTTGGGAAGAAGAGAACAAGAAAGAAGTTTCACTTGATCCTAAAGGCAGTGACTTGCGTAATATCGGTGTTTCAACAGGTGACTTTGAATCAGATGAAAGTACCGCTGACGAAATCGAACAAACAGAACAGCCGCCTGAAGGCGATACTGAAGTAGCAGGTCCAGTAGGAGGTGAAGTTCCTTCTACTCCGGCAGCGCCTCCTGGCGGAGCGGCACCAGCACCCACTGCATAATAAATGAGAGACTTTTTAAAGTATCTCATTGTTTGGATATCACAGAATTTAAGCATACCCTTTTGGGTAGTAGGTCATGTTCACTTAAGCATGAATATGAGTATCTATGAAGATATTCACATTATAGTGTCATCGTTGGGTATGAATTTAATTGTTGCTTTAGGTTTTTTCATAGACTACAGCGATTATAAAAAGACAAAAGATAAATAAAATTATGAAACTATTTGAGATGTTTGACCCGCCCGTTCAGGGAATGCAGGATGTTAATCAAGATAACAGCAAGCCTGTGTGGCGTACCTCTCGTAAAACTAAACTTACTTTAAAGCAAATTCGTAAATTAAGACGTATGTTAGACGTTAGAAACTACGAAAAGAAGTTGCATCTTACTAAAGTAAGAGAACAATATGGCGCCAAACCTGCAGAAGAATCCGGCGCACCTAGTGTCTAAAACACATATTCCTACCAAAAACGCAAAAAATTAGCACTTAATGAGTGCTTTTCCCATTCGGGTACTAAATAACTTTACAAAGCCATTTCTAATCAGGAGAAATTAATATGGACAACAAGAAATACGAACAATTGATCAATCTCATTATCAATGAGAATGAAGAGCAAGCCCGCGAACTATTCCACGAAATTGTGGTTGAAAAGTCACGTGAAATTTATGAATCAATCATGGAAGAAGAAATGGTTGATGAAGGCGACATGGGCGCCGAAATGGAAGGTGATATGGGCGGCCAAGTAGGTGACCTACTTGACGAAATCAACGCAGAAGAATCTGGCGTCACTGAAGAAGAAGAGGAAGAAGAAGTATTTGACCTTGATTCAGAAGAAGATGAGGATTTTGGCGGTGACGAAGGTGAAGCATCTGATGAAGTAGAAGATGCAGTCGTCAGAATTGAAGATAAACTTGACCAGTTAATGGCTGAGTTTGAAGAAATCATGGGCGGTGGTGATGCTGACATGGATGCAGGTGATGAAGAAATCGAAGTTGACTCTGAAGAAGAGGAAGCAATGATGGAAGCAGTACAGTTGCAGAAAGTTTCCGTAACACACGGTGACAACGGCGTACAGACAAAGAGCCCAGGACTACAGAACAGTGGTCAAGCAGGTATGGACAGCAAGCCAGTTAAATTTGGCAGCGCAGACGAAAAAGGTCGTCCAGCCCCAACAGCAAAAGATGTTGATGGCGCATCTAAGTTTAAGAATGCACCAGGACATAAATCGCAAGACTTATCAAATGCACCAAAGCCCGTAACAAAGGATGGTGCGGCTTATGATAAGAGTCCAGTAGCGAAGTAAGGAACTGAGACCAAATGGCTTTGTATCTCAGAGAAAACTTGACATTCGACCGTGCAAACATGGTCGTGGAATCCGTCAAGGAAGAGGGCGCTGATTTTAAGACCCTCTACATGAAAGGTATTTTCATTCAGGGCGGGGTAAAAAACGCAAATGAGCGTGTTTATCCCGTCAATGAGATTGAAAATGCTGTAGATACACTTAACAAGCAAATTACAGAAGGTTATTCCGTATTAGGGGAAGTCGATCACCCCGATGATCTAAAAATCAATTTAGACCGTGTAAGTCACATGATTACAAGCATGTGGATGGATGGTGCTAATGGTTTCGGAAAACTAAAGATTCTACCAACTCCAATGGGACAACTTGTCCGTACAATGTTGGAGTCAGGTGTAAAACTAGGCGTATCCAGTCGTGGATCAGGTAATGTAAACGATATGGATGGTCGTGTCAGTGATTTTGAAATTATCACTGTGGATATTGTCGCTCAACCTAGCGCACCAAACGCATATCCCAAAGCAATTTATGAAAGTCTCATGAACATGAAGCACGGACATAAAGTGTTAGAGATTGCTAAGGAAGTTGGTGGTGACAAAAAAGTAGAGAGATACCTGAAAGAGGAAGTAATGCGCCTCATCAAGGATCTCAAATTATAAAGGGGATAAAGCATGTTTGATGCTATCAAACCATTACTTGAAAGTGGGTTAATCAAAGAGGATACTGCCCAGGCTCTAAACGAAGCATGGGAAACAAAACTCAATGAGGCCCGCCAAAAAGTCCGTGCAGAACTACATGAAGAGTTCGCACAACGTTATGAACATGACAGAATGGTGATGGTAGAAGCCCTAGATAAAATGATGACTGAAAGCCTTTCAGAAGAACTACAAGAATTCCATTCTGAAAGACAAGCAATGAACGAAGACCGTGTCAAGGCTCAGTTGAAACTACAGGAAAGTGCAACAAAATTCAATGATTTTATGGTTACTAAATTAGCCGAAGAAATCCGTGAACTACGTGCAGACCGTAAGGTTCAAGTAGAAAATCAACAGAAACTTGAAAAGTTTGTTACACACGCCCTAGCCCGCGAAATTAAAGAATTCGCAGTGGATAGACAAGCAGTTGTAGAAGCAAAGGTCAAGTTAGTTGCCGAAGGCCGCAAACAATTAGAAACACTTAAGCAGAAGTTCGTTGCTGAGAGTGCTAAAAGAGTTAGCGGCATTGTCACAAGTCACATTAAGGGTGAACTATCAACACTTAAGGAAGACATTAAACAGGCTAGAGAAAATAACTTTGGACGTAAGTTGTTCGAAGCATTTGCAAGCGAATTCAGTGTAACTCATTTAAATGAGAAGGCTGAAACTC